TACAACGTCGCCGATCGCCTCAGGAACGTCTGGCTAGCGCAGCTCCGCCGCTGAGCCGGAAACCTACGGCACCCCACCCCGGCGCTGTCGTGCCTCAACTTCCGTTCGTTGTCGCGCCCAAGCGCGAGACGCGCACCATTTCAGCCACCGTCAACGGTGAGGTGTGCTCCCTTGAGTTCCCCGTCTTCGGCTCGCTGCTGGCTGGTGAAGAGATCGCCATCAGGGAACACGAATACCAGGCAGTCGTTACCCGTGAGTCGAGCAGGCTGGCTGATGCCATCCTTTACAGCGACTCCAACGAGGTCTGCTTCGAGGGCGAGGCTCAGCGACTAGCAATCCGTATCCTCTCAACTCGCCTGGGGATACCAGTGCCGCTGGAGCCCACAGAGCAGCGGATCATGCTGCAGCAATGTGACCTGATCGCTGAGATGACCATCACCCTCGGCAAGGCACACCGCCAGCAGGTCTTGCGCACCGTTACCGCTGCCATCGCCCACCGGCTGCCCGGTTGCAAAGCCTGGACCGAAGCTGATTCATCCGAGCTGCCCGAGCCGCTCCAAACCGCGATCTACAACTTCATCGGCGATGAACAGAACGGTCACCAGCCCGCCAAATCCCCTGAAGAACTGATCGAAGGGATGGTTGAAACGCTGGGAAAGCTCGCGCCTCAGGACAACTCAGCCCCGCCCCAACCGATTGGGCCGCAGCATTCTGGCGATGCCGCAGACTCTGGCCCGCTGCTCCTGAGTTCAGCCGCGAACGATTCGCATCCCTCCCCGTCTCCTACATCACAGAAGCGATCGAGGAAGGTGAGCGCTGGTTGATGCAGCAGCTGCACTGGGCTGAGCTCCCAGTCGCATCCCTCACTCAGACCTATGTGAACGCGCACGCTGACGGCAAGCCGCCGCCGCTGGCAGACTTCTGTTTCTTCCGCCAGCAGCAGCCTGGTGAACGCCCGCCATCAGAGGCTGGTGCTGCCATGCTCGCGCTGCTCAACCAGCACCAGTTCCCAGGTTTCGCCCTCGCGTTCTACGACGTGCTGCACACTGCCGGCCAAGGCCAGCCAACACCCCAGCGGCTCGCGCTCATCGCCACTGATGCCATCCTGCTGGCGCCTGAACCCACCGCCGATGGCTGGCGAGGATTCCTGATCGCGGAAGGCACCGCTACAGGCCAGACCCGGCAGTTTCACTGGCCTGGTGATGATCAGCCGGTGTGCTGTCTTGCGGTGCCTGCTCCCGTTTCTGGAGCAGTGGGAGCAGTGTGGGCGGAGGAAGCTGCATCTCTTTCCACTCGGCCATCTCCCGATACACCCGATTCACCTTGATCTCAGCTTCCGTGATGCTGGCGAAGTACCCAAGGCTCCAGTACCGACCAGCCCACCACACCCGTGCCTGAAACGGCTTGCGGGTGTTGTTTGGGCAGTGGCACACACCACGGGGGTAACAGCTCACAGCAGCAGGCACAGGGCGGGTTGCCGCTAGGTTTCCGCGCCATCCTTAAGCCGTTAGCACGGCATACCGGGTAGTGGACCGCTGAAAGGGAAGCGATCACGCATCCCCATGTCTTCGGTCTACTCGCAGGCCTACGGCTACAACTTCTTTTTCCAGGTCCTGAAGAAAGGATCGGTGAACCTGTCCACCCTGCTGCCTAATGCAGGCCTCGGTGCTGGTAAGTTCATCGACAACACCACGGTGATGGCTAACACCTCGCTGGTGTTCCCGCATGGCACCGGCCCCACCTTCAAGCTGCTGGCTGGCGAGGGCAAGGTTGTCACCAAGGCTGCCATCGCATCCAACGTGGTGACACTGACGTTCGGCAGCGCCCATGGCATCGCCAACGGCAGCGTGATCGGCGTGGCCAACTTGCCCGCACCGTTTACTGCTGCAAACGGCACCTTCACGGTCACCGCCGTGACGACCACTGCGCCGTTCACGCTGACCTACGCACTGACCGCAGCCAACCAGACCGAGGCCACCGTTACCAGCGGGGCAGTGGTTGGCAGCTCGATGCTGCTCAACGGCACCGATGCACCGATTCGCCTGCTGGGCCTCACCAACTGCGCTCCCAGCGAGTCTGAGAGTGAGGAGACGGTGATCACCTACGACGACGAATCCAAGTCGTTCGACACGTCGATCGCTACCAGCAAGTCCATGTCCTGGAGCCTGGAGGGTGTCACCAACCACTCTGATGCGGCCTACAAGCTGCTGCGCATTTCCGCTAAGGAGTCAGTGCGCGAGGGCCTGATGGTGAAATACGCGAGGGTGGGCCCGACCGGGTTCAACGAAACCAGCTACGGCTACGGCCGCTTCACCGGTTTCGAGGAGTCCAATGCCGCCGGTGAGATCGTGAAGTACAGCACCACCCTGCGGGCCTATGGGCCCTATGAGCTGGAGTTCTGATCTCCACTCTGCTGCACCCCGGCTGCTCAGGCGGCTGGGGTGTTTTGCTGTCTGGGCAACCCTGCAGCGGCCTGCTGCAACGCGAACTGTCGGTTGGTTTCTGCATAGTCGAGGATGGCCAGCGCAACGGTTTTCAGGTTCTCTAGGTCGCGGCTGCCCGCACCCTGAATCATTCGCCGCCACTGCTCATTCCTCAGCTGTTCCTGCAGTGGCAGTTCCATGGCCTGGCTGGCGTTTGGTGAGTTTGCCGGAAAACTGAGCCATGGCCCTGCCGACCACTGCACAGGCGATCTATGACCGGCTGCTGGCTGATACGGCCATCGCAGCGGCGCTTGGCACGTACACCCTGCCCAGTGGGTCCACAATGCCCGCGATGGCGGTGCTGGCGGCGAATGAACAGCTGCCGCCTGGCACGGTGGTAAACGGCATCGAGATCGTCATTACTGCCGTGCCACGGTTCGCTGAGCAGGTAATGCTGAGCACCGAGACGCTGACGAATCCCACCTGGCGGATCTATGTCTCCGGCTGGCAGTCGGCCGGTCAGCTGCAGACCGTTGCCGGTCGCGTGGTGGCGTTGCTGCCCGGTGCAACCAGCACCAGCATCGAAGGCGATGCACCGGGGCAAGGCATCGGCGTGATTGATCAGATCGTGATCCGCTGGACCAATCCAACCGTGGTGGTGACCCCGTGAGTGATTTTCAGGTCAAGGTTGGTGGTGATTTCAGCGAACTGCTGCGGGGGTTTCAGCAGTTAGAGACCCGTGCCAAGACCGCTGGCGACAATGTTGGCAAGGGGATCGGCGATGGCATCCAAGGGTTCAGCAGCAAGAGCCTTGCTGCACTGAACCAGGAGCTGAACCGACTGCAGCAACGGCAGTTGAAGGTAGCCGTTGATTCGTCCGCGTTTGAGAAGGCTGGCGCACAGATTAAGGAAGTCCAAGCGCTGATCAGCGCTGTACAGCGCCAGCAGGTACTGATCCAGGTAGACGATCGCTCTGTTACCGCACTGCAAACCAAGCTGGCGGATCTGCAGAGCAGGCAGGTCAAGGTAGACGTTGACTCTCAGGAGTTCATTGAACTGCAGCGGCAGATCAATGCAACAGAAAAGGAGCTGCAAGAGATCAGCCAACGGAAGGTGCTGATTGATGCTGACGCTAACTCGTTCTTAGCAGTTACAGCCAAGCTGCGCAATGAGCTCAATGGGCTCCAAGAACGGCAGCTCAAGATTGATGTTGATTCCCAGGAGTTCGTTGCCCTTGGCAAGGAGATTGATCGTGTTGAGGGTGAGCTGCAAGCGCTGGAACGCAAGCGCACTGCAGTCACGATTGACGCCAGCTCAATCGAGGCACTACAGGCCAAGCTGACCGATCTGCAAACCAGGCAGACCAAGGTATCGGTTGACTCGCAGGAGTTTGCTGACCTGCAGGTTCAGATCAACAACGTACAGCGTGACCTTGCCGAAGTTGAGCAGAACAAGATTCTGATCAATGTAGACGGCAACAGTATCACTGCGCTCACCACCAAGCTCAAGGCCGAACTCACGGCACTGGAGCAGCGGCGCGTCACAATTGACGTGGACTCTCAGGAGTTCATTGAAGTCAGCCAGCAGATTGATCGCGTCGAAGGTGAACTGCAGGCGCTGGAGCGTAAGAAGCTCCTGATCAATGCTGATCCCAGCAGCATCATCGCCCTACGCTCACGGCTTGGCGAACTGCAAGGCGAGCTAGAGAAAACGCAGATCGGCAGCCAGCGGTTTAGGGAGCTGCAGGGGGAAATTAACAAGACCGAAACCGAGCTGAGAGAGGCCACGCAGTCCGCTGGTGGCCTGCGTGGCGTGATTCAACAGCTAGGCCCGGCGATTGCTGCAATCGGCATCGGTACAGGCCTTGTCGCGTTCACTCAGGGGGCGTTTGATGCTGCCACCGCTGCAGAGTCTGCGGAGGTGCGGATCAAGGCGCTTGGCGATCAGTTTGGCGAAGCTGACAAGGTGCAGCAGCTGGTTGCCAAAAGCGCTCAACAGCTGAACCTCAGCAACACTGAAGCAGCTGATGGATTCCTCCAGCTCTATGGCGCCCTGCGACCGGTAGGCATCGGCCTGGATGACGTGGCCACCGTGTTCACAGCGGTGAACGCCACGGCCAAGAACTTCGGCCTCAGTGCTGGCAACGTGAACGCTGCAGTGCTGCAGCTCAGCCAAGGCCTCGCCGCTGGTGCACTGCAAGGCGATGAGCTGCGATCCATCATGGAGCAGTTGCCGCCTGTCTCTCAGGCGATTGCGAAAGAGCTGGGCGTCACTGTTGGCCAGGTTAAAAAACTAGGCAGCGAAGGAAAGATCACTTCCGAAGTGGTGATCAATGCAATCAAGGGTCTGAATGATACCGAGCTGGGCAAGCTCGACCAAACCCTGAACACAACTCAAGAAAAACTGAAGGCTCAAGGCGTCGCATGGAATGAACTTAGCGTCACCGTAGGCAGTGCATTCGTTCAGGCATCACTGCCAGCTATTGAGCTACTTACCGGTCTAACACAAGGCTTGACCAGTGTTGCGCGTGCGGCTGCCGATGCCCCCTTGGCGCTGAAAGCTCTTGCTGGCGTACTGCTGGGCCTGCCGGCGGCCTACATTGCTGCGCGGCTCGCGTTGATCGCATTCAACAGCGAGCTGATCGGCGGGCAGATCAAAGCAGCAATTGCAGGAATCCAACAGCTGGGCCTGCTGCTCAGAACTCAATTCATAGCCGACCTGGCAACTGCCAAAGGTGCATGGGTTGCATTCAGCACCTCAATTCAGACTGGCGCACTGCAGCAGCAGATCGTTGCGTTAGGCGCAAAGTTTGGGCCGCTAGCGTTGGCGATCGGCGCTGTTACTGCTGCAGTGGTGGCGTTCAACAAGTCCACTGCAGACTCACAGTCGATTGCAAAGGCTGCAGCAGACGGCCAAGATGAGCTCACCGCTGCGCTCACTGCAGCCGGCGTTGAAACCAGCAAGCTGACCACTCTTGGCGGGCCATTTGCTCGCGGCCTAGAGGATGCTGCGACAGCTGGTGAAGCGCTGCTGGCTCCATTGCGGGCAATCCCAGGTATCGGCCCACTGGTGGCAGATGCAATCAAAGGAATCTGGCAAACGCTTAAGGTGGTGATCCCTGGCCTCAAAGGTGCCACTGAAGGGATTATTGCACTCATCAATGCCTATAAGGGTGCGGTTGCCAATGCCAACGCTACGCAAGGGCTAGAGCAAGCGGCGATAGCGCTAACTAACCTGCAAAGCCAAGCCGGATTGGCTGAAAATGCAGCTGGTGCATTGTTCGCTGAACTCAAAAAGGCAGGCGGCAAGCCCAATACTGCGCAGACTGAGCAGATTGAAAAGTTGGTTACTGCGCTGGAAAAGGCAAAAGCCCAAGGCATTGCACTCGCTGAGCAATACGACCTGCTGGCAGCTGCTGCAAGAAACAGCGGTAACGATGAATACGCGGAAGAACTGGAGCGACTGGCGGAAGCTGCCAGAAACGGAATACCCCTCACAGACGTGCGGATTCAGCAGCTGCAAAGCCTGATCCCCGAAACGCAGAAAGCAACGCAAGCGACGAAAGAACAGGAGGCTGCTGTAAAAGCCCGCGCCGAAGCCGAAGCGCAGCTCAACAAGATCATCGCAGAAGCACCAGTTCGCAACCTAGATGCGCAGCTGGCGGTAGGCCAGCAACTGGTAGGCCTTAGCAAAGCACTTGCTGATCAGGAACAGTCACGGTTCGCGGTAGTGAAGGCTGGCCTGGAGTTCGAGCTATCTAAGGCCCAAGAGCGTGGTGCATCCGAAAGCCAGATCGGGGAGATCAAGTCCCGCATTCAAGAACAAGACCGGCAATCCCTAGAGGCGCGGTATCAGGCGCTGATCCAACAGCAGCAACTGGAAGCCAAACTGCTGGAGCTGAGCCAGCAGAAGGCACGCACCGAAGCAGACCTAAGTGTGTTTGAAGCACGCAAGGCATTACTCCAGGCAGAAGTTGAACTGAAGAAACTATCAGCAGATGCCAGCACCGAAGAGCGAGCTAAAGCTGAAGCAATCGTTGAACTGCAGCGTGCTGCGCTTGGTGTCAATGAGGAACGTTTAGGCGTCCTCGCCCAGACCCAACCCCTAGAGCGGCAGATTGCTGCAGCAACAGCTGAAACCGCACGCAACGGACTGCAAGCGCAAGCTGCTCAAGCTGGGTTCAACATTGAAGCCGATGGATCTGTTACCAAAACTGCAGCCCTCGCTGCTGAAACAAGCAAGGTCAAGCAAGCCGCCGAAGCCCGCAAGAAAGTAGAACAAGAGATCGGTGAAGTCATCAAGCAATCGAGCCTGCGCCTGGCAACGGAACAGCTATCGGTTGCAGAGAAGCTGGTTAGCCTCTCACGTGCACTTGCTGCAGAAGAACAGAGCCGGTTTGATCTAGTACGCAGCAACCTAGAGTATGAACTGCAAAAGGCTGAAGAACGCGGCGCATCCGAATCTGAAATCGGTTCAATTAAAGAACGGATCCAGAAAGTAGACCGCGCCGCTGCCGAAGCTCGCTACAAAGCACTCCTGCAGCAACAGCAGCTGGAAGCAAAGATGCTGGAGATCGCCCAGCGCAAACAGGTGCTTGAGGCGAATGTTGAGTTCAGGAAACAGCAACTCGCTCTACTTGAGGCGCAGAAGAAGCTGCAGGAAGCCATCGCCGCTGGTGATCAGGGTGCCATCGCACTCGCACGCTCCCAGGTGGGCCTCCAGCAACTGATGCTCAGCGTGCGTGGTGAGCAGCTGGGCCTGCTCGCTCAAACCCAGCCCCTCGAAGCGCAGATCCTTGCCGCGCAGCAGAGTGCCGCGATCAACGCAGAGCGGGCCCGTGCGGCACAGAACGGCTACCAGCTTGCCGCTGCACAGTCGGCCGTCAACCTGGGCAACGTCGCCAGCATCGCCGGTGGGCTGAACAACATCGCCGCAGGCTATGCCCAGAACCTGGGCGCTGCAGCGACACAGGCCGGCCAGCTCGAAGGTGCGGTGAGTGACGCGCAATCCCCAGCTGATGGCATCGCCGATGCGTTCACTACCACGGGCGATCGTGCGCCAGCTGCAGCGCAAGGCGCTCGGGACTTCGCCGCCTGGCTGTCATCTGCCAAGACCTTCGCCGAACGCATCGCGGGCCTGTCACTGGACACGCAGATGGCCACCGTCGCCACACGCACCGCGCAGGCTGCCGGCGCTGCCAAGGTGTTCTACGAATGGCTCGAACGCGCCTCACGCCTCCCCGGCTCCCGCTGGACGGGTGGCCCGGTGGAAGCTGGTGAGCAGTATCGCGTGAACGAACTGGGCCAGGAAGCACTCCTCTCTGGTGGGCGCCTCTCCCTCATCAATGCCGCACCCAACTCCATCTGGCGTGCACCAACCAACGGCACCGTGATCCCCGCAGGCATCACCTCAAGGCTGCAAGATCAAGGTGCCCTGCCATCACGCCCCGGCACCACGCCAATCATGACCAGTGGCAGCAGCAATGCCGCCCTCGCCGTCGAAGTCGGAAAACTGCGGCAGGAGGTTGGCGAGTTGGCGCGGAAAAATTGGAACGTCAACGTTGCCATGAAGACCGGACCAACCGGCAGCCAGGTGATCCGCCAGATGATGAGGTGAGCTGATGGCGATCACCGTTGGCAGCCTCACCATTTCCGCACTGCAGCAGATCCCCTTCACCCACTCTGGTGATGCGCAGTCTGGCCGCACCGTGCGTCGCTGGCCCGTTCAGTGCATCCTCACCCCGGCAGATTGGCTGACGCTTGACGGGATCTACACCACCTGGCGGGCGCTGCGGATCGCAGAACCCGACACCATGATCAGCCTGGCCGTGGGCAGCACCGTGGCCTGCAGCGGCACGCTGTACGGCATGGCCTGGACCAACGTTGGCGCCTGGTTCAGTGAGCCTCCCGTGCCGACCGCGATCGGCGCGATGGTCGGCGTGTCGTTCGAGCTGGTGGATGCCACCCAACAGCTCGCCGTGATGCTGCGCGAGCTGGAAGTTGGCACCCTCGTAGACGATGTTGAGCAGGCAGCCGGCACCTACACCCTCGGCACGATCACACTCAACCTCACCGCACAGCCAGAAGGCCATGACGACGGCCCAACGCTGGAGCTGGCTGGCACCGGCACCCATGTGATCCGTGGCCCGCTGCTGGCCACCAAGGTACGGCGCATCGAAGGCTGGACGCAGACCGCTGGAGCGGATGCAACGATCCGCACATGGTATGAAACCACCATCGCCACCGTGCCAGCGGTCGGCTCCTGGTTCCCCGTATCACCGCCGGTGATTGATCAGGTGCCGGTGATCGTGGCAGGTGCCAGGGTGACGCGGTATCTGGTGAGCATTGAGCTGAGGCAGGTGCGATGACGGTTGACTTCCGCGCCACTGTTGCCACCGACCTGGGCGTGTGCATCTCCGGTGATGTTGGCTCCAACCATATTGGTGATGGCAGCGGACTGATCAAAACCAGCGGCCGTCTGCTGATGGATGGAATCCTCAACCCAGCAAGGGGCACGCCGGCCAACCTGGTGATTGTGCGCGAACAGCTGGGGCTGATTACGGCATTTCCTAAGCCGATGCATGTGCTGCGGGCGTTGCCGAACGTGATTGAGCGGACGACTGAAATTGAGATCGGCTGCAAACTCACGCTGATGGAAGGGCTAAAGCGTAAAGAGCTATACAAAGCATGGGAGCATGAACCACCGAACTGGGTAACCGTGCCGGTTTATATCCCGTATGGCAGCTGGATAGGACCGGAGCGCCCAGAAAATCAATACCAGACGCAGCGCGTTGCCGTTGCAGCGAATACGATCAGAGCGCAAAGCCTGCTGGAATACTGCCTAGAAAAGATCGACCTTGAACTGTCAGATGATAGTGCCAACCTTGATTTCGTATTCCTTCGCTCTACAATCAACCTAGACAGCGGCTACGTTCAAATCATCGGTGACCTAATCCGCTCTGAAACGAAGTTTGGCAGAATCATGCCTGACGGCAAGCTACAGATTCGCGGTTTGAACTTTCAGCTTGGACGGCTTGGCCCAGTGCTCACAACCGATAACCTATTCAGCATCGAGGCGATTGATGGTGCCGTCCAGCCACCTGATGAATACACAGTGCAATATAACGGCGCCGAAGCTAATGCCCAGTATCAAGAACGTAAGCGGCTCAATTGGCAGGGATGGGTTGATCGGCCGTTTACTTTCAGTAACTCAGCTGCTACCGCGCCATGACAAACTGGACATACGACAACACCGTATCACCGCCGCGCACGATCACGATTCAGTATGTCACTGAAGATGGTGCAGCTAGCTCAGTATCGCTGACCAGTGTAGACACCAGTGAAACAGATATTGCTTACACCCGGATGGAATACACTGACATCCTGGGGATGCAGAATGCTGCTGATGTCGCTGTTTTGAAAGTTGAAGAACGGCGCACCACGCAAGCATCAGTGAATGGTTCACTTGTGGCCAATCGGCTATCCCGTGGTGAAGGCTTGCCCTCTGGTGATGCCATTACATTGATCGAGACCGAATATGAATCAGAATCATCTGTTGACGGGCCTGTACTGATCAAGGAGCGGATCGAAACCAGTATCACTACATCTGAACTGGCCGGCAGCCTTGCAGTGCCAAGCTACGAAGATTATACGCCTGGCGTTCAGCTATTCCTTTCAACCGTACGCGAGCTTGACCATACCACCGTATTTGATGATGCTGGTGCCGCCACAACTCGCACCACTGCTAAAACATGGATCGCCTATGGTTTAACGCAAGACGGGCAGCAATCCTTTGCAGAGCAGATGCGTCAACTGCAGTCCAGCAGCATTGATCCATCAGAATGGGGCCAACAAATCAGTGACGCAGTGGAATCAATGAAGGCTTTGGTGTTTCAAGGCACCGAGGTGCAAACTAACGCAGGCCGGCCATCAGCGCCCACCAAGCCAAGCGACCAGGCGATCAACCGCAATGAGCTAACCGAAAATGATACCGGCATCCGGTACATCAACGGTCGGCTATCATTCATCAGTGACTTAACCAACAGCATTACAACGGCAGTCAGAGATTACGTGATGCCGTTTGCTCCAGATGATTTCTTTTCCTGGGATGAGGTGGCATGACCGAATACATCCGGAACTTAAACCAAAGCAGGGCGCAACGGAGGGCGGAAGAGTTCGGCCTTGCGCAAGCATTGCTGGAAGCAGGCCATGCCTATGGCTTTAATGTCATCACTGGTTTCAACGAACTGCCCACCCGCGATCTGTCACCGGTGTATGTGCGTGTGCAAGGTGTTGAGGCTGCCTTCCTTACTGATTCGGTGAGTTATGCCTGGGACAGCAACGGCTTGGTCGTGAGTGCTGATCTGCTGTATCTCGGTGCAACGGGATACTACGGAGCATCACCACCAACCAGTAGCTGGGTGCGGATTCCAGTGCCAGTTAATCAGCTGCAGCCATCGCCCGCGCCTGGCTCAAACGTTGAGGAGGATCCATGACCATTAAGGCGAACAGCATTGCCATCCCGGTCGGTTTCAACCCTCGCAACCCGGCAAGTGTTGCTGCAGCAGTGGCGTTGCTGCCTGATGATGGCCTGGATACCTACAGCCTTGCGCAGGCTGCTGGACTAAAGCTGATCGGTCCAGCACTGGTGATTGAACGGCTTGAGGCAAGCAGTGGGCCAACAGTGCAGGTGGTTGATTACAGCTATGCGTTGACGCTGCCGGCTGAGACGTTCAGCTTGGCGACTGGTGGTGTGGTGGAGGTGTTTGCTGGTGGTGTGGTGCCTGCTGCGGAGGTGACGGTCGCGGCGTTGGTGCCTGGCGTAAGCACTGGTGCGAGTGTGGGGGTGCCGGCGGCTGGGGTGACGGTGGTGGGCCTGGCGCCAGTGGTGGCAGCCGGAATCAGCGTGCTGGTGCCGGCGGCTGGTATCGCTGTGACCGCACTGGCGCCTGTGGTGACATTTGAAGTCAGCGTGACGCTGCCTGCAGCAGGTGTCGCTGTGGCCGCTCTGGCACCGACTGTGAGCGCTGGCGCAGGTGTCGCCGAGCCAAACATCGGCGATGCCTACGGCGGCGGATACTTTGCTGGCTACATCTCGCACACGGCTGATGGTGTGGCTACGCATAGGTTGATTGTGGCGCCTGCGGCGACTGGCGCGTCGGGGACTGGTTACACAATTAGCACTAATTTGAGATGCAAAACCCCAGCCTCAAGCACAACTGGAACCACAAGCCAGTTTGATGGCGCCGCAAATACGGCAGCCATGGTTACCGCAGGGATTAACAGCCACCCCGCCGCTCAGTTTTGCACTGAGCTCACGATCGGCGGCTTTTCTGATTGGTATCTGCCGGCACGTTATGAGCTCGACATTGCCTACGAAAACCTAAAGCCAACGACTGCCAGCAACAGTACATCGTGGGGGATCAATGATTACTCTGTCCCCAAGCGCACCGCCAATCGCACCACGTCCGCGCCAGGCCAGACTGCTGTGACGGCGTTCCAGAGTGGTCAGGCTCAAAGGTTCCAGGCGACAAATCATTGGTCATCAGCCGAAACTGCAGGTGCTAACTCATGGAGGCACAACTTTGATAGTGGTCTTATGTCTTCAACTAGTAAAACGACTTTCTTGGCTGTCCGCGCCTTCCGTCGCGAGGCAATCTGACCTCTCCATAGCCTGACCCCAACCCCCAGACCACCATGGCCAGCCTGATTTACAACTCGTTCCATGAGGATCTAGCCCGTGGTGCCAACTTCACCCCGCCCACCGCACCATTCCCCTCGGCCTAACCGGAAAACTAAGGCCACAGCCCGCCGAGCACCGTGGCCCCCACCATCAGCCTCTACAACCACACCCGCGCACGCTTTGGCAGCGGTGCCAATGCTGTTGGCGACACCTACAAGGTAAAGCTGCTCACGGCAGCCACCTTCAACGCCACGCACACCACACTGGCGGCCACTGGTGGCACCGAGGTTGCCAACGGCAACGGCTATACCACCGGCGGCGCCACGCTTGCCAATGTGGCGGTGACAACCGTCAACACGAACGAGGCAAAGTTCGACGCAGATGATGCGACGTGGGCGGCCAGTGGTGGCGCGATCACGGCCAGTTTCGCGATTCTCTACAACGACACTGACGCCGATGATCCGCCGGTTGCGTTTATCGAC